GAAGTAAGTATTGCTAATTCTAAAACAGATAGTCTTAAAGTATCGATTGCAATCCGAAACCGGGAATTAAACAAATTAAGAAAAAAATACAATGAAACAGTTGCTAACATTGACAGTATGTCTAATGACGAGCTTAGTGAGTTTTTCGCAAACCGTTATCACTGAGGATTCTCTGATTTGTCTTCCAAGAAAATATGTTGAATTAGCTGCTATTGAAGTAACATTATATGACCTTCTTAAAGAAGAAGTAGAATCTCTTAAACAAGATACTACCGAGCTTAATGAAATTATATTCTATAGAGATTATATTATTTCAAGAAGAGACGAAGAAATAAAAGCTTATCAATCTACAATAGATAATTGTAATGTATCTAGAGCTGGGTTAGAAGCACGAATTCAAACTCTCTCAACAGAGTTAAAAGAAACTCAAGGTAATCTAAAAACTTGCCGTAGATCAGTTGGGGTTTTATCATTATTTTCAATTGGTTTATCTATATTAGTAATCAAAAATGAGTGATTTAAAACAAATAATAAGGCAAGAATACCTAAAGTGTGCCCAAGACCCAGCACACTTTATGAAAAAGTATTGTATGATTCAACACCCTCAAAGGGGCAGAATTAGCTTTCACTTATATCCCTTCCAAGAAAAAGTTCTAAGATTATGGAGGGATAATCCTTATTCAATTGTTTTAAAATCTCGCCAACTTGGGATTTCTACCCTCTCTGCAGGATATTCTTTATGGTTAATGACTTTCCATAAAGATAAAAACGTGCTGTGTATTGCTACTAAACAGGAAACGGCTAAAAATATGGTTACCAAGGTTAAATTCATGTATGAAAATTTACCTTCGTGGCTTAAAGTAGATTATGCAGAAAATAATAAATTAACTCTTCGATTAGCTAATGGATCTCAAATCAAAGCTACATCTGCTTCTAGTGATGCCGGTAGATCTGAAGCCGTTTCTCTTTTGATTATCGATGAGGCGGCTTTTATTGAAAATATTGGTGAAATTTGGGCTTCGGCCCAACAAACCCTTGCAACTGGTGGGGGTTGTATAGCTTTATCTACTCCTTATGGAACTGGTAATTGGTTTCACCAAACTTGGGTTAGAGCTGAAGCTAATGAAAATGAATTTCTTCCTATTAAACTCCCTTGGAAAGTTCACCCCGAACGAGACCAATCTTGGAGAGATAGACAAGATGAACTTCTAGGAGACCCTAGAATGGCCGCCCAAGAATGTGATTGTGATTTTAGCACATCTGGGGATGTTGTATTCTATCCTGAATACTTAGAATTTATAGAAAAAACTACTATTAGAGAACCTCTTGAAAGAAGGGGAGTAGATCAAAATTTATGGATTTGGGAACCTGCCGATTATACTAGATCATACCTAATTTCAGCTGACGTAGCTAGGGGGGATGGAAAAGATTATTCAGCATTTCATATTTTTGATATAGAATCAGCAACTCAGGTTGGAGAATATAAGGGTCAAGTTTCTACTAAAGATTTTGGTCATATTTTAACAGCAGTTGCGACTGAATACAATAATGCTCTGTTGGTAATTGAAAATGCTAATGTAGGATGGAGTACAATTCAAACTGTAATTGAACGTAATTATCCTAATTTGTATTATTCTCCTAAATCTGATGCCATCAATATAGATTCTTATTTATCTAATTATGAAAATAATTCTAATATGGTAGCTGGATTTACTATGTCTACTCGAACTAGACCTATGGTAATAGGTAAATTTCAAGAGTATGTAGCTGATAAAGGTGTTACAGTTCAATCTAAACGACTACTAGAAGAAATGAAAACCTTTATTTGGAAATCGGGGCGAGCTGAAGCCCAACAAGGATATAATGATGATTTGATTATGAGTTTTGGAATGGGCCTTTATGTAAGAGACACAGCACTAAAATTTAGACAACAAGGATTAGATGTTACTCGAGCAGCTTTAGGTTCTTTCCACAAATCAACAACAGCTTATCAAGGAGCATATTTTTCTACGGGGCGAGATAATCCCTACCATATGGATAATGGTAAGGGCGAAACAGAAGACTTTAGTTGGGTTTTATAATATTTATGATATATTAATATATTACTATGGCGGATACAAGCATATTTACAAGATTAAAAAGATTATTCTCTACAGACGTATTAATCCGCAATGTAGGAGGGAGTCAATTAAAGGTATTAGACTTTAGTCAATACCAACAAACAGGCCAAATAGAAACTAATTCTATGATTGATAGATACAATAGATTGTATACTACCAATCAAATGCCTATTTATAACCCGGCTCTTAATTATCAAACTTTAAGAACCCAACTTTATTCGGATTATGAAGCAATGGATACTGATGCCATCATTGCTTCTGCTCTTGATATATTAGCTGATGAATCTACCCTTAAAAATACAATGGGTGAGGTTCTTCAAATTAAGTCGTCTGACGAACATTTGCAAAAAATTCTATATAATTTGTTTTATGACGTTCTAAATATAGAATTTAATATGTGGATGTGGACTCGCCAAATGTGCAAATATGGCGACTTTTTCCTTAAATTAGAAATAGCTGAAAAGTTTGGTGTTTATAATGTAATCCCTTACACAGCATATAATGTTATTAGAGAAGAAAAAATTAGTGATTCTAATAACCATCAAGTAGAAGTAAAATTCAGATTTGACCCTGACGGATTAAGCGGTGGGGGAGGTGAGTATGGAGGTTATTTTGGGGGACTTCAAACTATTAGATCTAAAACTACAAATGATAGAGCTATTTATTTTGATAATTATGAAATCGCCCATTTTAGACTCCTTTCAGATGTGAATTATCTACCTTATGGTAGAAGCTACATTGAACCTGCTCGTAAGTTATTTAAACAATATACACTTATGGAGGATGCTATGTTGGTTCATAGAATTGTTCGTGCTCCCGAAAAGCGCATTTTCTATATAAATGTTGGAGCTATTCCTCCGGCTGAAATAGAAAATTTTATGCAGAAAACTATTTCAAAGATGAAACGTACTCCATATATTGATCAAAATACTGGGGATTATAATTTGAAATATAATATGCAAAACCTCTTAGAAGATTTTTATATTCCCATAAGAGGAAATGACGTTTCTACCAAAATAGAAACCACTCCTGGCATGCAATATGATGGAATTACAGACGTTACTTATCTAAGAGATAAACTATTCGCTGCTCTAAAAATCCCTAAAGCATTTTTAGGTTATGACGAAAACACTGATGGTAAAGCTACCTTAGCTGCTGAAGATATTAGATTTGCCCGTACCATAGAAAGAATTCAACGTATTTTAGTTTCTGAACTTTATAAAATAGCAGTTGTTCACCTTTATACCCAAGGTTATGATGGTGATGATTTAGTTAATTTTGAACTTTCATTAACCACTCCTTCTATAATATATGACCAAGAAAGAGTAGCCCTGATGAAGGAAAAAATGGACTTAGCAGCCCAAATGATGGAAACCAAATTATTCCCATCAGATTTTATTTATGATCACCTCTTCCATTTAAGTGAAGACGAATACTCCGAATTTAGAGATTTGGTAAGAGAAGATGCTAAACGAATCTTCCGCAACAATCAGATTGAATCAGAAGGAAATGACCCACTAGAAACAGGACAATCTTATGGTACTCCCCATGATCTTGCTTCATTATATGGTAAGGGACGGTACTATGACGACCCAGATAATGTCCCTGCAGGATACGATGAAAAGAAATTAGGTCGCCCTGAAGAAAAGGTTTCTAATATAAACACCCAAGATAATGCCTTTGGTAAGGATAGACTAGGAGTTAATAGAATGAAGGGTACTGATAAAAATGAATCGGATTCAATCCGACCTTCATATAAAGGAGGTTCTCCATTAGCTTTAGAAGCTAAATCAACTTATTTTCAAAATAAGGATATGTTAAGCAAAATTCCCGTTAACCGTAAAAGATTAGTATTTGAACAAGACGAGTCTTTGCTTGATGAAGGTAAGTTGAAGGAGTGAAAATTTTTATATATTTATAAAAAAGCCTATCGATGAAAATCAAACATTCTAAGTATAAAAACACAGGCCTTTTATTCGAGCTTTTAGTAAGGCAGATAACTGCTGATACTCTTAATGGGAGTAATTCTCCTTCTTTAAATATTCTTAAAAAATCATTTGCTAAAACTGAATTAGGTAAAGAATATAAACTTTATGAAAGTCTTTTTAAAACTAAAAATTTAAGTGAAGGTAAAGCCGAAGTAACCCTAAATACTATATTAGAAGCTACTCGTAAATTAAATAGAGCTACTTTAAGAAGAGAAAAATATAATCTTATTAACGAAATAAGTAAACATTACGATCTTACTGAATTTTTTAAGCACCAAGTTCCTAATTATAAAGGATACGCTGCTTTTTATAAACTCATAGAAATATACAACTCAGATAAACTTTCAGAAACTGAGGAGATAATTACTAATAAGATTACTATATTAGAATGTTTAACTGAAAACCCTGTAGATGAAAAAAGGGTTAAACAAGATTTGGTAGAAGAATTTTCTAAATATGATAAAGATTTAAGAATTCTTACTTATAAGGTGATGCTCGAAAAATTTAATGGAAAATATGCCAATTTAAATTCGGGCCAAAAAGAAGTTCTTAAAGAATTTATCAATTCTATAGATAATACTCCTAAATTAAAGGAAATATATAATACTAAAATTAACGAAATTAAAAAAGTAGTTAATTTACAAGCTAGAAAAGTTAAAGATAATACTACTAAAATTAAATTGTTAGAAGTAGTAAAACTCCTTAAAGAAATAGATAAAGGATCTAAAATCAATAATGAGGACTTAACTAATCTTCTTTATTATTATGAATTAGTCGAAGAATTAATTAAAGTTAATAATGACTAAATCCTGTAAAACTTTTGAATCTGTTGATTTATTTAAAGAATATTTTAAGGAAAACCATCCTTCAAAACATAATTTAGTTAAATCCTTTATTCAAGAAATGAGCACATCCGGAGCAGCTGGTGGGTTTTTAACTAAGTATGCTTTCCAAAAACCGGGTACTTCTCCTAACATATCCCAATATACTTCTATAGGATATAAATTAGTTAATCCCAAATCCCTTAGAAAAAAAGCTAAAGGAATAGATTATGTGGATTTACACAAATAATAATATTTATTGATATGAAGACACTTCAAGAACAATATAATTTAATTAAAGAGGGGAAAGGGCACAAAGGCGTGTTCTTAAAGGAAGCTAAAAGATTATTTCCTAATATTGTTCCTAATGCTGCTACTTTTGAACAAACTGCTAAATTACTAAAGCAGCGTAGTGTCATTAGTGAAAACATATTCCCTTTAATCCCCTCAGCGGGACTAAATCCTTTTACTTCATTTGATAAATTTATTAATGAAGAAGCAAAAGCTACTGAAACTAAACCTACTAAAGAAGTCAGCGAAAAGGAAACAGCTGGGTACGATTATAAAGACCAAAAAAATTCCAACAACCAAATTTACGACCAATATATCAATGGCTTAAAATTTGAAATGGAACAAAACCCAGAATTGCTAGCTTACAAACCAACTGAAGCTTTATTAAAAGTTAAAGAAATTGTAGTTAAAAATCTTGAAAAAGATCCTTTATACTATATGAAAAATGCAGCATTTGGGGTAAAAGATTTAGGATATACTGAACTTAAAAAACAAGAAGATCCAACAGGTAAATATAAATCCTCCGGCTATGGAGACTTAAAAGAAAATACAATGAACAAATCAGATAAACTCATAGAATTATTGGAGGAAGCTATCGCTGGTGTTCCTTCTCTTGGCAACCCTTTCGCTGATCGTAAAAAAACAAATTACGAATCAAAATTTGAAGCTTTCTTAACTGAAACTGAAGATGAAAAAATAAAAGAGGGTGAAGCTGCTTACGAATACAAAAGAGGTGAAAAAGCAGGAGAAGAAATGGAAAAAAAAGACCAAATGAAAAAAAAGGGAAGAATGAAAATGGCTGAGGTACTTAAAGAAGCGGAGCGTTTGGGTGAGATGGCTAGAAAAAAAGTACAAGCTAAAATCTACGAAAAAGCTATCAAAGAAAGAAAGGAGGCAATGTCTATAAATGAAGATGAGTCTCTTTCTGAATTCATTAACCAATCTGCTATCCAAGAAGTTGCTAAAGAAATTAAAGAGTTAGAAAGAAATTTAATGGAAGTTTCTGCCGATGAAAATACTATGAGCGGAGGGAAATGAGACAAACTCTAATAGAAACACAAATTTTTAGGATTTCTCCTCAAGCAATTACTGAAGCAGTTAAAACTGAAAATGGTAATTTGATTGTTGAGGGGAGATTACAATCTGCCGAAACCAAAAATGGTAATGGTAGATACTACCCTAAAAGTGTGTTAGAAAGAGAAATTAATAAATATAAAAGTGGACCTATAAGCGAAAACAGGGCTTTAGGCGAGCTAGACCACCCAGATTCTTCTATTATAAATTTAAAAAATGTTTCACACAACATTAAAGATGTGTGGTGGGACGGGAATGATGTTATAGGTAAAATTGAAATTCTACCTACCCCTTCGGGAAACATATTAACCCAATTATTTAAAAATGGAATAACAGTAGGAGTTTCTTCACGTGGTATGGGTAGCTTAAAACCCATAGGAGAAACCCAAGAAGTACAAGATGACTTTGAACTGTTATGTTGGGACTTTGTTTCTACTCCATCAACCCCAGGAGCATATGTTCACCCTATTCATGAAAGTTTAAATACTTTTAGTCCTATTATAGAAAATAAATATAAAAAAATTAACGATCTTATTACAGAAATACTTTGTAATAGCGGGCAGTGTTCTATTTTGTAAAATTTTTTGTTTGAGGGAAAATTAAAGGGAAGTGCTTAATGCGCTTCCTTTTTTTTTGGATATTTATTTAAAGAATGTATCATTCACATATATGATACCGATTATTATTATTAATCCCTATTACGCTTCTACAGAATAAGCGTACTTTCCAAAACAAAATTTAGGAAAAATGGCAAACAGAGATTTGTTAAAGGAAGCTATTGCTGATGCAAAAGCTGTTAAAGAAGTTGCTATTGCTAATGCAAAAGCTGCTTTAGAAGAAGCCTTTACTCCTCATCTAAAAAACATGCTTGCTGAAAGAATCAATGAAATGGACGATCTAGAAGAACTAGACCTTTCAGAAGTTGATAAAATGAAAGAGGAAGCTCAAATGAAGATGAAAGAAGGTAACAAAATGAACAAGGTAGATGAAAAGTATGATTCTGATATGGACGAAGAACTCAACTTAGAAGAAATCTTAGCTGAATTGGAACTTGAAGAAGGCTACGACATGGACGAAATGAAAGACATGGACGAAATGAAAAACATGGACGAAATGGAAGACATGGATGGAATGGAAGACATGGATGAAATGGACTACATGAAAGAAGAAGAAGCTGAAGAAGAAATCAACCTTGAAGATATGAGTGAAGAGGAATTAAAAAGCTTTATTGAAGATGTTATCGAAGATATGATCGAAGATGGTGAATTAGTTCCTGGTCCTAATGCTGATGAATCTGAAGATGAAGAAGATATGGAAATGGACGGAGCCGAAGACGAAGATGTTGACATCGATGTTGACCTTCAAGAAGGTAAAGGTAAAGTAGAAGAAGCAGAATTAGTTGGTGCTATGATAGATAATGCCGAACTAGTTGCTCTTGCGGGTGCTTTAGGAGTAACTGCCGCCTCTGTCGCCGCTATGGGTGCTGAAGCCTTAGTTAAAAAATTAGCTAATAAGTTCAAAGGTAAAAAAATGGATGAAGCCGAAAAAGAACTTAAAGAAGCTAAACAAGTTATCAATCACTTACGTTCTGAACTTAACGAAGTTAATCTTCTTAATTCTAAATTGCTCTATACAAACAAAATTTTCAGAAACAAAAGCTTAACTGAAAACCAAAAAATTAAAGTTTTAAAAGCTTTTGATAAAGCTGAAACAGTAAAAGAAGCTAAAGCTATTTTTGAAACTCTTAATGAAAATTTAGTTGCTAAGTCTACTAAATCTAATATAAGAGAATCTATGGGTATGGCTTCTAAGCCTGCGGGCGTTGCTCCTAAGCGTGAATTGAATGAAGGTATTGTTCAAGAGGATGCTATGGTAGCTCGCTTTAAAAAGCTAGCAGGTATTAAATAATTATTAATTTAAATCAATTAAAAAAACAAAATGTCAAAGTTAAATTCACTTTTAGAAAGTGCTAACTCGTGGAAAGTCATTCAATCTGACGCCGCTAGATTAGCTCGTAAATGGGAAAAGACAGGTTTGTTGGAAGGCCTCAAGTCTGAGGTTGAAAGAAACAACATGTCTTTAATCCTTGAAAACCAAGCAAAACAACTTGTTGTTGAATCTTCACAAACTGGTGGTGGTACCGCTTCTACTGGTACTTTCACCGCAGGTACTGGTGAACAGTGGGCTGGTATTGCTCTCCCACTCGTAAGAAAGGTATTTGGTCAAATCGCTGCTAAAGAATTCGTCAGCGTTCAACCAATGAGCCTTCCTTCAGGCCTTGTTTTCTTCCTTGACTTCCAATACGGAACAACCAAATCTGGTTCTCAGTTCACAGTAGGAGGTGATGTATTTGGTAACGGCTCTATGTACGGTGTTACCGATACTACTTCTGCTCCTGTTAATGGTTTATACGGTGCTGGTAGATGGACATACTCTTCAAACGTAACTTCTTCTGCTGGAACTGGTGCTACTGAAGCTTCTGCTTCATGGGCTGAAGTTGGATATGATTCTAGTCTTTCTGCTTCTGCCGCTGCTGGTACTTTAAAGAAAATCACTGTTCCTTTAACTTCATTCAGCAACCCTGATAAAGAAGGTGTTAGAGGTTTCTTCGTTTCTGCTTCTACTATTACTACTAATTACCAACAGTTTAAGTACGCAGATACAACTAACGTTTACCTCTTTACTAACGGTACTAACGGTGTTGACCCATCAGGATTTGCTATTACTTATGTTCAACAACCAACTGATAAATTTAGAGGTGACTTCGAAGATGGAAACACTGCATTGAACGCTAACAATGCTGTAATTTCTATCCCAGAAATTAACATCAAGATGAAGTCTGAAGCTATTGTTGCTAAAACAAAGAAGCTAAAGGCAGTTTGGACACCTGAATTTGCTCAAGACTTGAACGCTTACCATAGCTTAGACGCTGAGGCTGAGTTGACAAGTATCATGAGTGAATACATTGCTCTTGAAATTGACTTGGAAATCCTTGGTATGTTGATTGAAAATGCTCTAACTGTTGATTACTGGTCAGCTGTTAACAACGTAGCTTATGATGGAACTACAAACACCCCATCTAACAGTGACTTAGGCTTCTTCAACACACAAGGCCAGTGGTTCCAAACCATCGGCACTAAGATTAACAAAGTTTCTAACAAGATCCACCAGTTAACCTTAAGAGGAGGTGCTAACTTTATGGTTTGCTCCCCAACCGTCGCTACTATCCTAGAATCAATCCCAGGATTTGCTGCTGCTGACGGAGCTGATGCAGAAACTATGAACTATGCTTTCGGTATCCAGAAAATGGGTAACTTAAACCAAAAGTACCAAGTTTATAAGAACCCATACATGACTGAAAACACAATCTTGTTGGGCTTCAAAGGATCTCAGTTCTTGGAAACAGGTGCTACTTTCGCTCCTTATATTCCATTGATCATGACTCCTCTTGTGTACGATCCAGATACCTTTACACCAAGAAAAGGTCTCTTGACTCGTTACGCTAAGAAGATGTTGAGACCTGAATACTATGCTAAGATCTACGTTAACGGATTAAACACCCTCTAATTTAGATTTTAATTTTAAAAAAGAGAGCCTAGCTTTGCTAGGCTCTTTTTGTTTTCTAGTAGGTGCACTATATTTATAGTAAATTAATAAAATAGCACACATAAGATGAAAGAAACCCCGTCGCAGTTACCTCTACCGGCTTTTGTTATGAATTTCCCATTTACATTAGATACAAGCAATCCCAATAATGTTTGGATGCAGGAATTAAGCCCTGAGGATTTAAAAATAAATAAAGGAGCAGCTTACCGACAATTTTTAGATTTATATGAATTTGTAGCAGGAAACAGTTTAGTTTATTTGCTTCCCTCTCAAGGTAACTTTCAAGACCAAGTTTATGTAGCTAATTTAGGGACTTATCTTCCCCATATAAAAAATTCTAACCATATTGTATTATCTAATTTTACATCTGAACCTCGTCAAGGAGAAGAAAAGGTAGGACTACCATTTTTTGATTTAATGGGGTATCAAACTCATGTAAGTCCTTTTAAGTGGGAAGGAGAAGCAGATTTAAAATATCTTTATGATAACATTTATATTGGGGGGTATGGTATCCGCTCAGATATTCAAACCTATAACTGGATGGAAGAAGAATTTGATATGAATATCATAAAACTAGAAATGGTTGAAGATTATTTATATCACTTAGATTGTTCTATTTTCCCGTTAACTAAAGGCAAAACTTTGGTTTGTACGGAGTTGTTCACCCCTGAAGAGTTAGCGCAATTATCACAATATACTGAAATAATAGACGTTAGTATTGACGATGCATTTAATGGTCTTACTAATTCTGTTAGATTGGGTAATATGATTATGTGTGCTTCTAATATTTCCGAATTGTCAAGACACGATGAAAACTATGAAGGTGAAAAAGCTAAAATTAACAGTCTTGAAAAAATCTGCTTCAATGAAGGACTCGAACCAGTATTTTTTAACCTTTCAGAATATATGAAATCCGGTGCTATGTTAAGCTGCATGATAATGCATCTAAATTATATTGATTATACAAAATCTCTACTTTAATGGCTCAATATTTAGAAGATTGGTTAGAAAGTGAAGTTGAAGAACTTTCTAAACTAGAAGTAGGAGAACTATCAAACACATTCTTTTTTAGGGACCCCATGCGTCCCAATTATATAGATTACCAACATTTTTATTCTCCCGCGGATGGTGTAATTTTATACCAAAAATTTATACAAGATGCTACTGAGCCTATAGTAGAGATTAAAGGTATGAATTATACAATCCAAGATGTTCTTGGAGATAAACGTTATAATAAACCTTCTTTAGTAATTGGCATATTCATGTCGTTTTATGACGTTCATATAAATAGAATACCATACTCCGGTATACTACAATATAAAGCGCTAGACCCAATTGAATCTACTAATAAACCTATGTTAGCGATTGAAAAGGATATTTTAAATGCCGCTATTAATCCTAATAATTTAGAATATCTAAAGTATAATGAAAGAATGTGGAATAAAATATACTCACCACAATTAGATTATACTTACTATTTAGTACAAATTGCTGATGAGGACGTAAATGTTATAGCTCCCTTTATAAATGACCAAAATGCCCCTGTATCCCAAAACGAACGTTTTTCATTAATAAGATGGGGTTCTCAAGTTGATTTAGTACTTCCGTTAGACGAAAGATACGATTTTGACCTTGTCTTAGAAGATGAAATGCACGTAAACGCTGGTTTGGATAAGTTAGTTAAAATCAACTTCAAAAATGACCCATTTCAACAATACCCCCGAAGCTGAAGAAATCTTCAGAGAAAAAAAAGTAATAAAAAATCCTATT